AGTCGGTGCTGTCCACCGTGGCTTTCAGGCGGTCGCCGCTCCAACCAATCTTTACCTGATGCCCTGCGTTTTGGCGGTGTCCTACGCCGCTGCGCACAAAGCCCTCGTGCAGCCAGCCATACGCCCTAGTCCATACCGAGTTGTCATAAACGCTCATGCCGTGGGTGCGGCGGTCGACGTTGGTCGCGCCCGGCGGCGTAACCGAAAAACGCAGGCTGTACTGCCCGTTGCCGTCCGACACCACCTGCATCCCGCCGCGCGGCACGTTGCCCACATAAGCGTCAAAAAAGATGTTTTTGCCCTCGGTAGGCTGGTTGGCGATAAAGCCCACCCAATCGTTGGCGTACTCGACTTTAATCGGTGCGCCCGAATTAAGCCCCTGTGCAAAATCTTTATAACCCGTAATGGTCTGGTTAGTGGATAAAGTAACGCCGCTGTTGCCGTCCAGCTTGCTCTCGGCAAGCACCTTGCCCTGCGCGGCGGATAAAGCGGCGGTGACATCATCGCTATTGAGCGCGTCGATGAGCTTAACCACGCCTGCCAGCGTGGCGGTAGCGGCGGCGATTTCGTGCGTATGCCCCACCGCGCCGTTGCCTACCCAATTGCTGGTGCTGCCTGATAGGGTGGACGGCGTAGCCAGTGCGAAGCTGGGGTTGGCGGAAAGTTTGCCTCCGCCTGTTAAGCCTGCACCTGCGGTGATTTGACGGTTGCCTTGGGCTTGCTGCACAGTTTCCAGCTCTTGTTTGAGCCATACGGTGCGGTTGGCAAGCTGGCGAGCTGGCTTGTTATCAATGCCGTTTTCGCCGCCCAACACGGGGTCGGAGGTTTCAAGTTGATAGATGCCTTCTTCCCATTGGGCGGTTTCTTTGAGGTTTGCCATGTGTTTTCCTTGTGTGTTGGGTTGGATTTTCAGGCTGCCTATGCCGTGCCGCGGTTAAACGAGCCGTCGCGCGTTGCTTGCCCGTTATGGCGCAGGCTGGCGGTTTGGTAGTCCAGCGCGGCGAGGATGCACCGCGCGGGGGCGAAAGCGGCGAGCGTGCGGCGCAACAGCGCGGCTTGGTCGTTGGTAATCGGGGCGCTCATGATGATGCGGTAGTGCGCCCAGCGGTCGCTGTGCCCGTGGCTGTAGCGCCCGTCGCGCCTGATTTCGCCGTTATGGGTTTTGTTGCCCATGCGCTCGATCAGCTCCACCTGCCCGAAGCCCAGCCGCCGCACGATTTCGCGGATTGCCCACGGCGTGCCCTTTTTGCGGTGCAGTTCGTACGCACCTTTAATCAGGCGGCGGCGTGCGTCGTCGCTTTCGGCCAGCCAGTAACCGTCCACGCCCAAGATGCTGCGGCTTTCGGCCAAGAGTTCCAGATGCGCGGGGGCGACCAAATCGACCAGGCGCGGCATCAGCTTGGGCGTGTCCAGCAGCGTGAGGCGCAAGCCTAAATCGGCAAGGATTTTGTAGCGCTGGTCGCGCTCGATGATTTGGGCGTAGCTCAGTTTCATTGTCAGCCGTCCTGCTGTTCGGGCAGCACGCGCAAATCCAGCGCCACGCAGCGCGCCCATTGGTTGGGTTTGATGATGGTGTGGCTTGGCGATTTGAGGATGACGTTGTACACGCCTGCTACTTTGAGGCAGCCTGCAATCGCCAGCGGCACAATGTCGCTGCCCAGTTTCTGCCGCCGCTCGGCTTCAAATGCCGCCCATGCCGCTTTGGCGGCGGCTTTGACCTCGGCGGCGTTTGCGCCTGTAAACAGCACCAGCTCGGCGCTTACCGTGTAGTCCACCACCTCGGGCGCGTAAACCAGCACCGTGTCGCACAATGGGCGTTTGGTTTCGGCAGACAGCTCGCGCTGCACTTGGCTAATCAGCTCGGCGGTCGGCGCACCTGTTTTGGTTAAAACGGTTACCGCCACCGTGCCGCCAATCGGGTTGCCCAATGTATCCACCGCGTTCGCCACGTGCACATCGCAAATAGCGGGCGAGACGGCTCGCGCCCAGTATTGATACGCGCCCACGCTGCCTGCCACGCTAAACCGCTCGGGCGCAAGCAGCACGCGCTCGCGGTAAGCCTCATCGCTTTCCACTTCCGCGCCGCCTGTGGGCACGCTGATATTGGCTGCACTGATTTGCGCCGCGCCCGCCAGCGGGGTTTGCAGCGCGTTGATTTGCCCGATAGACCAGCCATTGCCGCGCGTGCCCGTAGTCGTGCACTCCGCTAGCAACGCGGTTTCAGGCTGCCCTGCGGTCAGCTGCCCCTGTTCAATGGTGGCAAACAGCACATCGCCCGCGCCCACCAATGTGCCCACGGGAATGTTCACTTCGCTGTGAAACTCGGCAGCCTGAAAACGTATCGTGCAACGCGCGGCAGACGCATTCAGGCGCGGCGTGTTCACATCATCGCCGCACAAATCCAGCATCAGCCCCGTGGCAAAGCGCGGATGCTGCTGGCGGTAGCTCTCGTTAATCTGCGCGCGCAGCAGGGTCTCGCGGTAGGCAAAGGTGTTAATCAGCAGCCGTTCAATATGGGCAGGCTGCAAGGTTTTGCCCGTGCGCTGCTCGTAATCGGCAATCATCTCGGCAAGCACCGTATCGGGGCTGTCGTCCACAATCTTTACGGCTTCGCGGCTTAATTCGGTAACGCTCATTAGTTCAATCCTGCGGCTAATCCTGTGGTGTAAACGGGGCTGGGCGACAATGCGCCATTCAATCCAGCGGCGATGCGCCATTGCACCCGCATTTGAATGTGCGGTGCGCTGCCGCTAAACAACACGCGCTCCACCACCGCCCGCTTCTCCCAAGTTTGAATCGCCAGCACAATTTCGCGCACCGCATTGGGGCGGAACACGTCCTCGGGCGTGTCCAAATAATCAAAATGGTTGGAGCCAAAATCGGGGCGCAGCACATCGCTGCCCTTGCGCGTGGACAAAATATGGCGAATGCACAAATCTATGTCGTCCGCGCCTTGCGTGATGCCCGCGCCGTTGGGGGCGAGTTGCCAATGTTGGGAACGTGGGTAGGGGGTAATCATGCAGGCATGATAGGGTTTCAGGCTGGCTGAAACTTTTAATGCGGATTAAAAAATGCCGCGCAAAGTTCCTGATGTCAGGAATTTTGCGCGGCTGTTTGATAATGTATTGGTGTCGGCTGTTTTGTGAATTGGAACAGATGGGGCGGTTTTTCTTTACCGCTCGTTCACCTTCGTTCCCGTAATCTCCCCGCCTGCGTCAATATTGCCGCCCGCTTCAACATCGCCCGTAATACGGATATTGCCGTTGATTTGCGCCGCCGCCCCCTTGCCGCCGCTGCCCGTCATGCCGCCTTGATACGTCAAGCTGCCTTGCACCAGCAAATTTCCCGTGGTCGTAGTTTGGGGCGCATCAAGGGTAACCTCGCTGGCTTGCACCAACACTTTGCCGCTGGTTGTTACCCGCACATCGCCTGTGCTGCGGTCATGCTCAATCCGCGTGCCGTTGCGGTACTGCAAAACGTGCAGCTCGGCATTGCTGGCAGGCGTAGGGTCGGCATCGTTGTAGATTGCGCCCAGTACCGCGCCGCTTTCGCCCTGCGCGTCCAGCAGGCACACCACCAGCGTGCCGACATCGGGCAGGCTGTAAAACTGATTGCCTAGCGCGGCGGGCGTAATCATCGGCAGCCAGTCGGTTTGCAGGTTTTCCAGCGCGGGCAGGGTAACGCGCAGGCTGTGCTTTGCCGCGTCCACAGCGGCGACGGTGCCAAACTGCAAGGTGGCAGCAAAATTATGGGTGGGCTGGGAGCGCATCGTTTTCACTTTCTTCCGCAATGTATTCAACCATTTTGATTTCCAAATCGGTAATGTAGCCGCGCGATTGGCTGTAATCGTGCCGCGCCTGTTTGACCAAATATCTGCCGCTAAACTTGCCGATGCGCTGCAATTCAATCACTTGCCCCGCCACCAACAGCGCATTGCCAAACAGCGTGATATTGCCCGCGCAGCGTTCCTCTTGCGCGTCTTGCAGCGCGGCATCGGCGCGGGCGTTGGTTTCGGCTTGGCTCTCGCCCTTGCTCTGTGTGATTTTGAGCGTGTCGGCGGATGTTTTGCGGCGAGCTTTGGGGCGCAGCGGTTTGGTTTTGCGCTCGGCACGGATGGCGCGTTTCTTTTTTGCGTCATAACCTGTAATCACAGCCTTGTCGGGCGCGCCTTTAATCAGGTCGCGGATGCGGATGGAGAGCAGGTTTTCAGGCTGCATCACCAGCACCGCTTCCTGCTGCGAGAGCTCATCGTTGCGGGTAAACACCAGTTTTTTGTCCACAATCTTAAACGTATGCCCATACTGCCGCGCCAAGCGGGTGAGAAATTCCACGTCGCGCTCTTGGTATTGCGTGATGCGCTGGATTTTGATGGGCTTGATGCTGCCTGAAACGGTGAGCTTCAGCCGCGCGGCGATGATTTTGACAATATCCGAGAGCATCATGTTTTCGTAGGCTTTGGGCTGCAAGGTGCGGTTGGCGCGGCGGATGCCTGTGGACAGGGCTTTGAGCGATACCACATCGCCGCCCTGCATATTGCGCTGCCACTCAATCTCCGCCAGCTCAAAGCTGCCCCAGTTGATTAAGCCTGTAAACTGGTCGCCGCAGCCGATGCTTAATTTGTCGCCCTGCTCAGGAAACCATGTGCGCAGCCAGCGTCCGTCCACATCTTCAAAATGCAGCTGCAGCTCATCGGACTGCTCGCCCAAATAATCGGTGTAGCTAAACGACAGCAAATACGGCTCTACGCTGGCGGTGATGTCTTTTTGTTCGTAGGTCAGCACAAAGTTAGGGCGGGTAACAGGGTGCGATGTGGGCGGCGGCGCGGGCAAAGGTTTTTTCAGGCTGCCTGAAAGGCGGTCTAATAGGCTGTCTAACATGGTGTGCGCTCCAATCTGTTAATTTTCAAACCACGGCGGTAGCAAATCCTGCCGCTGCGTTTCGCTCTGCCGCACCACAGGCACAAACACGGTCAAGCCGCTGGCAAACTGCTCGGCAAGCGGCAGATGCGGGTTGGCGGCAATCAGGCGGTTAATCGCCAGCGCGTTGCCGTAATGCTTGTGGGCGATGGTGTCCCAGCGGTCGCCGTCCTGCGTGGTGTAAACCAAAATGCCGTTGATGCTCATGCGCCGTCTCTCCTTGCCGCCACAAATGCGGTCAGCGTTTGCACCGCCGCCGCGCCGTTGCCCAAACTTTCCGCCGCCGCATCCAGCGCGGCAACGCCCGCGCCAAACCAGCCGCCCACGCTGCCGC